ATACGACTGCTGCCGATGCGTTTGTAGATTTACCTAGTGACTTTTTAGAGACAGTACAATTCTATGTGGATAGTGATCCTAATACTGTTTTAACTTATGTTAATCCTACAGAAATTGAATTAGATAATTTACGAGAAGCGAGTGGCAAACCTCAACAATATACTATTATGGGTAGTGAGTTTAAATTAAATCCTATTCCTGATACTGTCTATACTTTGAAATTAACTTACTTTGGAAAGATACCTGCACTCTCTGATGCTAATACTACCAATTTTTTGCTCTCTAACTATCCACAAGTTTATTTATATGGTGCTCTAGTCGAAGCACAACCCTATATAATGAACGATGAGAGACTAACAACTTGGATTAGCCTTTATAATGAGGCAGTCCAATTAGTCATCCGAGATGACGAGCAAGGCAGATATTCTGGGCGTACTGCTTTTGCTATGAGAACAGACTCAGCAAACCCATAAGGAGAATAAACAATGTCCGCAGCAAGTGACTATTTAGAAAATAAAGTATTAGATCATTTCTTAGGAACTGCATCTACTTCTGCTCCAGCAACTGTTTATTTGGCTTTATTCACAACAGATCCTACTGATGCAGGAAGTGGTACAGAAGTTTCAACCTCTGGCACTGCTTACGCAAGACAAAGTATTGCTTTTAGTTCTGCTTCTAGTGGTACGACTTCTAATAGTGCTGATGTTGAATTTAGTCAAGCAACAGGTTCTGGTTTTGGAACTGTAACACACTTTGGAATCTTTGATGCCTCAACAGCAGGTAATTTATTATTTCATGGTGCATTAACATCATCTAAAACTATTGACGCTGGAGACGTATTTAAGATTGCATCTGGTAATCTAAGCATCACAGTAGCATAATGGCAGACCAAACAGGGCCATTTACTCTTGAAGAATTAGATACACTCTTTGGATATACATCCATTGAGGATATTCCTTTTTCTTTAGATAGTTCTGTTTGGCAGACTGCTACTATTTTTGATGGAAGTGCAAGTGCTTCTTCTTCTGTTACTACTAATAATCCCTCTGTTAGTGCTATTCGATCAGCAACAGCAAGTATATCTTCTGTTGTATCTTCGACAGCGAATGCTGTTATAGCAATACTAGCACAAGCTAGTGTTAATGTTATTGCAACTGCAACTGCAATAGGAACAGAATTATTTGAAGGTGCTGCATCTATTAGTTCATCTGTATCTACGAGCTTAGATGCCATTAGACAACGAATTGCTAATTCTTCTATTAGTTCAATATTTAGCACAACAGGAGCTGCTATCCGACAAAGAATAGCGGACTCTAGTATTAGTTATGCTTTTAGTGTTAGTATAGACTATATTAGAATGAGGTTAGCCGATTCTAGTATTAACTCAGCAATATCAACTTCTCTTGATGCGATACGTCAAAGAATAGCTAATGCTACTATTAGTTCTATTTTTAGTATATCAGGAATAGCCGATGCTATTAGATTTGGTGCTAGTGTTGTTTTAGGATTTGCTTCAACCACATTAAGTTTTATTAGAATAAGAGGGAATAATACAGGAACAATTAATGTTTCAACATCAACAAGTATTATCTCTAGAATTATTGGAAAGATTTGGAACACAGAAACATCGATTGCTAGTGAAAGTTATACTCCTTTAACTTCTGATGCTAGTGAAACATGGACACAATTAACATCAACAAGCGAAACAACAACAGAGATACAAAATGCCTACTATTAAATTTGAAGAATTATTAGTCGATCAACCTGCTTTTAAGAATCCAGGATTGTTAACTGCGAATAACTGTATTCCTTATGCAAGAGGATATAAACCCTTACCGACTATTGAAACCTTTACTGATGCTATTACTGACAGAGCAAGAGGATTATTTGCTGCTCGTTCTACTACAGATACGATTAAAGTTGTTTGTGGAGATGTAGGTAAACTCTATATGTTGGATGGTGCTACTTGGGATGATGTTTCTAAAGTAGGGGGATATAGTTTAGGTTCTTCTGACAACTGGCAGTTTACTATTTTTGGTAACAATATTATTGCTTCTAGTATTACATCTAATCTACAAAAGTTTGAAATAGGAACAGATACTGTCTTTAGTGACTTAGTTGCATTAAAGGCTAAATACATTACTGTTATAGGAGAGTTCCTAGTTACTGCTTATAACGAGAATCAACCACAACGAGTACGTTGGTCTGCTCTCAATGATCCTACAGACTTCACTGTGTCTCAAACCACTCAATCTGATTTCCAAGATATTGTGGGAGATCATGGTGCTATACAAGGAATAGTCGGTGGAGAATATGGAATTGTCTTTACAGAAAAAGCAATTCATCGTATGCAATATGTAGGCACTCCCTTTATCTTTCAGTTTGATAAAGTCCAAGCGGGTTTCGGTGCCTTTGTACCAGGTGGTATTACTAGTTATGGTCGTATTTCTTACTACTTATCAGAAGATGGTTTTTATGCTTTTGATGGTAATAAATCTATTCCGATTGGTTCTAATAAAGTTAATAAATATTTCTTTAATGATCTATCTACAACTAGTTCTTATATAGATCGTATTAGTGCGACTGTTGATCCTAGTAATGATATTGTAGTATGGGCTTATCCTTCTACAAGTTCTACAGGAGAGTTAGATAAACTCATTATCTATAACTATGTATTAGATCGTTGGTCAACTGCGGATGTTGATATTCAAGTATTAGGTTTTACTAAATCTGCTAGTTTTACATTAGAACAGATTGCTTCTTTAAATCCTGACTTAGATGAGATTGAAATTAGTTTTGACTCTATCTTTTGGACTGGTCAACAATTCCAATTAGCTGCTTTTACTTCCGATAAAAAAACAGGAGTCTTTACAGGCACTGCGGGAACAGCTACTTTTGTTACAGGAGAAAACAACATAGAAGGAGATAGACGAGCAGTAGTTCGTTCTGTCACCCCTTTGATTGATGGTGGTACTCTTACTACTAAAATAGGGTATAGAGATAAACAAGGAGCTGCTATTTCCTTTACCTCTGCTGTGAGTCCAAGTGATAATGGAACTTGTTATTTTAGACAACCAGGTAAATACCTACGTCAACAAGTTGATGTAGTAGGAAACTTTAATCAAGCCTTTGGATTAGAGTTAGATGTAGCACCTGAAGGAAAACGATGAGTACTAGAAAAGTACCTGCTTATTATCCTGACGTTGAAGAACATAGAAGATTAATAGTTAATTCTCTCAATAACGTTATTGAAGGAAAGATTAATTCTACAGGATCAATTACTTTAACAGATAGTGTAACGACTACTGATTTAGAAGATGATCGTATTGGTATTGATAGTGTTATTTTATTGATGCCTACTACTAGTGATGCCGCTACAGAAAACATTTATTTTACTGCACAAGACAAAGGTACAGTAACATTGAATCATACTTCTGATGTTACTAGTAGAATCTTTAAATATGTCGTCATTGGATAGAGTTATTACCCAAGTACCTGTAGAAGATTTAGAGTTTATTTGGTCACAAGTTGTACCCCATTTAGAGAGAGCTTTAGATGGATCATACTCAACTTATGATATACTTAACAATATACAAGATAATCGGATGCAACTATGGATTAGTTGGAATAATACCGAGAAACTGGTTGAGGCCGCTTTTGTGACTGAAGTTTGCGACTATCCTCAAATGAGAACCATGAGATGGGTTCTTGCTGGGGGAAATAACTTAGAAGAATGGTTGAGTCCTCTAACAGAGAAAGTAGAGAACTGGGCTAAAAAGAATAAATGCCAACGATTAGAGATTGTTGGAAGGAAAGGATGGACAAAAGTTTTGAGAGACTATAATCCTCAAGCAGTATATTTTGTAAAGGAACTAAAATGAGTAAAGGATCAACACCCACAACACAAGCAACAACATCAACTGTAGAACCTTCAGAGTTTGTTAAACCCTACTATGAAGAAGCTCTAGGACAAGCACAACAATTATTTCGTTCTGATGTACCACAGTATTTTCCAGAAGCTACTTATGTGCCATTCTCTGGTCAAACAGAAGCTGCTTTACGTTTACAAGAACAAAGAGCTTTGGCAGGTAGTCCATTATTAGGTGCATCTCAAACTGAAATTAACAAGATTTTAACTGGTCAATATCTAGATCCAACAACCAATCCTTATTTACAACAAGCCTATGAGAGAGCTGCGGGTGGTGTCAAATCTGACATAGCTTCTCAATTTGCTAAAGCTGGTCGTTATGGATCAGGTGCTATGACAGAAACATTAGGAAGAAGTTTAGGTGATATTGCCTCTCAAATCTATGGTGGTGCCTATCAACAAGAACGTGCAAGACAATTACAAGCTGCTCAATTAGCTCCTCAATTAGCTCAACAAGATTATGCTGACATTGCAAGACTACAACAAGTTGGTCAACAACGTGAAGCTCTCCAAGAAGCTGCACTAGCAGATGCAATGCAACGATTCCAATTTGAACAACAAAAACCTTACACTAAACTAAGAGAATACTTAGCATCGATTGGTGCTCCTGCTGGACAACAAACAGTATCTGCACAACCTATCTACAGAAACTTAGGTGCTAACTTATTAGGTGGTGCTACAAGTGGTGCTTACTTAGGTAGTTTAATACCAGGAGTTGGTGCTGGATTAGGTGCTATCGGTGGTGGATTATTAGGGGGATTCTTTTAATGCCTGAGATATTACAAAAATATTTACAATTCTTACCTCAACCTGAACAATTAAAAGGATTACTAGCTCCTCAACAAACTCAATTACAAGCTGGTTTATTGGGTGCTGCCCAAGCCTTACAACCTTACATGGGATATACAACAACTCCTACTACATTTGGTCAAGCTGCTGTAGGTGCTTTAACTGGTGCTGCTGGTGGCATTCAAGAAAAACAACAATCTGACTTAGCTAGAGCCTTACAAGGTTTAAATGTTTATAGTGCTATTAAAGATGTAACTGAAAAAGAAAAACCTTTATCTACCATAGGTAAACTAAGTTATGACTTGGAACAAGGTAATATTAGTAAAGAAGAATACAATACTGCATTAAAAGATTATTATGGAACTAATACACCAACAAAGATACAAGAAATTCAATATATGGCAAATGCCAAAGGTATTTCAGAAGGAGAGGTTATTGATTTAATGTATTCTACTAAAACAAAATCAGAAGGTACTTTTGTTAGAGACTTTGTTCAAGATCAATTAGATACTATGTTAACTAAACCAGAACCAGGAACTACAGAATATAAAACCCTAATTGATAATTTAACATCAGAGGGAAAAAATTTATATATTATAGGAAAAGAATTAGACCTTCAAAAAGATGGCAACGAAAATAACCAATCTACAGATCCATTCACTATTGGTCAAACAACAGTAAAAGATGGAATTACTTATGAGTACAAAGGGAACGATCAGTGGGAACAAGTTGAGTAATCATGCCAACAACAGCAGAATTATTTGGTCAACAAAAAACAAAAACAATATCTACTCAACAATTATTTGAAGATCAAGATAAAAAAATAATATCCACTAAAGATCTTCTAGGTAATCAAGAAGAAGAATTAAAACAAGATATTCCTTTAAAGTCATCTGGTAAAGTAGATATTGATTTTCTTAATCAACATCCTTTATATGAGCAATCAAATAAATTTGATCCTGTTAAATTACCAGACTTTAAATCAGTAGAAGGTGCTGCTGCTTATTATGGTTTACCTGTAGATAAAATTAGACCTATTACTCCTTATGATTTAACAAGTCCTACAGATGCACAACAAATAGATTTCTCTAAAAAGTTTGTACCTAATCTAGAACTAGATCCTAAGTACGTTAGAGACGGAAGTATTGATCCAACTGATGATTATAAATCTGATTGGACTTTTACAAGTAAAGCGATGGATATGATTTGGGAAGGTGAGCTAGGATTAGACGAGGCTACAGTTCCTCAGTCAATACCTGGAAGAGATATCATTATGGGTGCTTCTGACATTATTGACAGTGGAGTTAGAGCATTGATGTCTATCCCTTATGGAATAGCAGGTGTTGCTTCTGATACCATTACCAACATTACTGGTGATAAACAAAAAGGAAGAGAAGCAATGGATTCTCTTATTACTTTGTTTGAAGGAACATTACCACAACAAATGTCTATGACTAGGCCAACTATTACTTCATTAGGTAATACAAAAGCACAAGTTAAAGCATTTAATAAACAAAGTAAAAAACTTATTGATGATTATGTAGAGACTACATTTAAAGATTCTCCTAACAAGAATAAGATTAAAACTGAACTTAATAAAAAGTTTGACGAAGGTAATTTAAAAACAACTGGTATTCTTGACAGAATGGAAACAAAAATTGTCAATGAATTAAAAGATCCAAGACTTAAATTTAGGAACTACAACAATACAGAAACCATTAGTCGTTTTGATAAAACAGATGGTACTTATCTTAAAGATACTCCTATTGAAAATTTATGGCAATTTAGTGATGATGGTATTCTTAAAACAATAGATAAAGGATTATCCTTCTTTAGAACACGTGGAATGAAAACTCCACAGATGCAAAGAAACTATGAGAGGATGCAATCTTTTGTTAGAGATTATAATTATCGAGCACAAACTCTTTCTAAAAAAATAGAAAAGAGTATTGATAAAATTATTAAAGATGCTCCTAAGACAGATAGAAAAAGAATTAAAGAGAATTTACTAAACGATGTTAATAACGCTCTTGTTGGTGTAAAAAACATAGATGATCTACCTATAGGTGTTATTGACGATGTAAGATCTAGTAGAAAATTAGTTGACGATTTAACTAATCATTTATTAGAAAGTGGATCATTAAATCCAAAATTAAAAGATACTCTTAAAAGTAATATTGGAACATATCTTAGAAGAAGTTATAAAGCCTATGAGCAAAACAACTATAAACCTAAAACAGAAGTTGTTAATCGAGCTGTTGATTATTTAATTAAAGAAGATCCAAAATTAACAAGAAATAAAGCAGAAGGTTTATTAAAACAATTATTAGACAAAGGAGAAGATACATCCAATTTAGGATTAGGGGGAGTTCTTCCTAAGTTAGACAAAAGTATTTTTAAACAAAAAAAAGATATTGCTAAACCTATTAGAGATTTTTTAGGAGAAGTAAAAGATCCTAGATATAATTTACAGAATACTGTTAATCGTATGAGTAAATGGTTAGCATCTGATGAATACTTCAATGCTGTTTTAAAAGAAGGTGCTGGAAAGTATTTATTTAAAGAACCAAGTGGTAACTTTTATGCCAAAGTCACTGCTGACAAATACAATCCCTTAAATGGTTGGCATACTACCCCACAGTTTAAAGCAGTTATCAATAACTTAGAAGATGTCTCTTTTGGGAATGGTTCTGGTGCTACTGCCTTTAAAGTATTTTGGGGATTAAAAGCTCTTTCACAAAAATCTAAAACAGTATGGAATCATATCTCACAAATTAGAAACATTTGGGGTATGGGCCAAATGGTAGGATTTAATGGATTAAACCCTTTCAGTAAGACTGGTTTTAATGCAGTTAAGAATATAGGAAAACAAATACTTGGCACAAGTAGTGATGCTTTTAATTTAAAATATCAAGAATATCTAAACTTAGGAATTGTTAGAACAAGTGTTAGAGCAAATGAGATTAAAGCTCTATTAAAAGATGCTCAAGGTTTTTCTACTATGGATGAATGGTTGAGTAAGTTAAGTGAAACTAAATTAGGAAAACTTGTTCAAACTATTGACGATGTTTATATGGGTGTTGATGATATTGGTAAAATTATTGTTTACGAAAAAGAATTAGCAACATTAAGAAAAGCCTTTCCTAAAAGATCTTTAGATGATTTGAAAAGAGAAGCGGCAGAAGTTACAACCAATACAATGCCGACTTATGACAAAGTTCCACCTTCTATTAAATTTATTAGAAGATTACCTCTCAGTAACTTTGTGTCTTTCCAATCAGAAATATTAAGAAATACTTTTCATTCTGTTAGAAGAGCTGCTTATGAATTGAAAACACCTGGACTACAAACAAGAGGTGCTCAACGATTGGCGGGTAATATTGCATTTGGTTATCTAGGAACAAAAACAGCAGAACTAGGATTTAATTTTGTTAATGATGTTAGTGAAGATAAATTTAAAGCCATTAGAAGATTTCTTCCTTTTTGGTCACAAAATAGCAATCAAGCAGTAACCAACTTAGAAGATGATGGTAATTTTACAGCTGTTGATTTAGGTCATCTAGACGCTTACAATATTATTAAACTACCAATTATTACTATAATGAACGCAGTTCAATCTGGACAAGATGCTGAAAAAGCATTTGGTGATATAACCATTGAGGCTATCACTGAATCAATGAGAGAATTTTTTGAACCATTCTTAGGTGAGTCTATCGTTACTCAAAAACTTTTAGATATATCTAGAAATTCTAAAAAAGAAGGTGGAAGAATATACAATCCTGAAGATGGTAAAATTGAAAGATATTTAAAGATGTTCAATCATTTTGCTGATGCTTTTAAACCTGGAACAATCAACCAAATAGAAAAATTAATTAAAGCCTACAAAGGAGAAAAAGGTTCTAGTGGTAGAGAGTATGACTTAGAAACAGAGGCAACAGCTAATTTATTAGGGGTTCGTTTCCAAAAGATAGATCCTAGAGAAGCATTACCTTTTATGGCTGGAGATAAAAGACAAGCTATAAGTGATTCTGAATATATCTTTAGACAAACTGCTAATAACCAATCACCACAAACAGTGGAAGATTATGTTAATTCTTATCTAGATGCTGAAAAAGCTAGATATAAGAATTTCTCAGAGATGTACTTAGATGTTCAAGCAGCTAAAGAATTAGGAGTATCTACTGATGATATTGCTAATACTTTGAAAGATGCTGGTTTTAGCAAAGACGATATGAAGTCTTTATTTGCTGGGGTTTATATACCTTATTTTCCTAGTGATGAGACGAGATTAAGAATAATAGAATCTGGCAACCCAAGACCAGATAGTCAAATAGGTATGGTGTATAATAAACTAAAAGGTGTTCCTTTAAACGATTATACAGCGTTTAATAACAATTTAAAAGGAGAATAAGTAAAGTAAATGGCTGGAATTAATGATTATTCAAATACAGCAGGAAGTAATACCACTATTAATGGTATTGACATTGCAGAAGGATGTAGCCCTGCGGGTATAAACAATGCTATCCGTCAGTTGATGGCAGACATTGCTGATGTCGATGATGGTGTCGTACCTTTACAGACTCCTGATATCAATGGTGGAACAATCGATGGTGCTTCTTTAGGTGCAAGTTCTCCTATTACCTCTGCTGTTATTTCTGGCGACCTAACAGTAGATACAAATACATTATATGTGGATAGTGCTGATAATCGTATTGGTATTGGTACAACAGACCCAAGTTATATGTTAGATGTAAAAGGGGATATTAGAGTGGGTGCTTCTCAAGCACCTAGAGTTATTCTTATGGATGTAGCATATGAGAATAGTTCATTTGCTATTAAAAGTAATAATGGAAATTTTAGCATTGATTCAGTTAATTCTTCTGGAACATTTCAAGCATCACCGTTGATTATAGAAACTACTTCTTCAGAAGCTATGCGTATAGATAGTTCTGGTAAATTAGGTATTGGTACAAGTAGTCCTGCGAGTAAGTTAGAAGTAGAAGATTCCGTCAATGGTGATATGCACCTTAGAATTAACAACACAAACACAGGTGGTTCGGCAAGAACATTTTTACTACTACAATCAGATGGTGCTACTGGTAGTTTATATTTAAATGGTGCTAATAGTTTATCAACTGGAGTTAATGAAGCTGATTCTATGACTTTAAGTAGTGATGCAAGTGCATCTAATGGTTTAAATATTAATGCAACATCTGGTTCAATGAAATTTTATTACAATTCTTCAGAAAAAATGCGTATTACTAGTTCTGGTAATGTAGGTATTGGTACAACAAGTCCTAATGAAATACTAGAAGTTTTAAAGTCTGGTGGTGGTCATATCAGACTATCAGAAACATCTGCTAGATATGTAGAAATTACTGGCTATGCTGAAGGAACAGCAAATGGCTCTACAATGGCATTTAGCACTATTCAAAGTGGAACAAGTACACTTACAGAGCGTATGCGTATAGATAGTAATGGTGATGTATGTATTAATACAACTACCCCTCAAGCAAAGTTACATATTGTAAGAAATGATGCAGGTGCATTAAATGACGCAAATTCTAATATGATAATGATAGAAAATACAACTGCTACTGGAATGAGTATAGGTTCTAGCACTACTGGAGAAGGTCATATATATTTCTCAGATAGTGCTGATGCTGATGTAGGTGCAGTATCGTATTTTCATACTGATAACAGTTTAAGAGTTAGAGTTAATGCTTCAGAACGTATGCGTATAGATAGTTCTGGTAACGTATACATAGGAACAACTAACCTCGACCCTGTATCAGCAAATGTTACTGGTACAACAATAAAAGCACAAGGAAACATTCAAGCTAGTAGAGATGATGGTGTTGTTATCAGTGGTAACAGAAAAAGTACTGATGGTGATATTTTTGAATTAAGAAAAAATGGTTCACAAGTAGGTACTATTGGTGCCAGTAGTGGTTATGTATATATTCAAGGAGCAGGAACTTCGTCAGGATTAAGGTTTGCTCCAAACAGATTAAATCCATTTCGTGCTGGAGCTGAAGCAGATAATGTAATAGATTTAGGAGATGCTTCTGTTCGCTTTGATGACATCTATGCGACCAACGGAACTATTCAAACATCTGACCAAAACGAAAAACAATCAATTCAATCTTTAACTGCTAGTGAAATTGCAGTTGCTCAAAGAATATCTAAATTATTTAAAACATTTAAATTCAATAGTGCAGTAGAAGAAAAAGGGGATAGTTCTAGAACACACACAGGTGTAATCGCACAAGATGTTCAACAAGCATTTTCGGATGAAGGATTAGACGCAAGTAATTACGCATTATTTATTTCATCTACTTGGTGGGAAAAAGAAATATCTGTTGATGCAGTTGCACCACAAGAAGCAGTATATGAAACACAAACTGATGAAGAAGGAAATGAAATACAAGTCTTAGTTCAAGAAGCAGTAGAAGGCAAAGATGCTTATACTTATATAGACACCAAAGAAGAAGCAACCGAAGGATATACTCAAAGAACAAGACTAGGTATTAGATACCCAGAATTATTATCTTTTGTATCTAGTGCATTTGAACAAAGACTAACTAATATAGAAACAAGATTAACAGCTTTAGAAACATAAAGGAGTAAACTATGATTAATTATGAATGGAGCTTTCCCAACTTTGAAGTTAATTCTTCAAATGAAGTAAAGACAATCCACTGGCGATACACTGCAACAGATGGTGATTATTCAGCATCTATGTACGGAAGCTGTGCAGGTTCAGAAGGAATGGATTTTGATTCTATGACACAAGAACACGCAATTATGTGTGTTACAGAAAATCAACCTGTAGAAGATATGCAATCCAATTTATCAGCACAGATTGAAAAACAAAAGAATCCTGATACAGTGTCTAGAACAAAGGAGTTCTAAATGATAACACTAGACGGCAAAGAATACAAAGAAGAAGATCTATCCCCTCAACAAAAACAGATAGCTCAAATCTTAGTATCATTAGCTAATCAAAAGAGTTCTGTTCAACTTCAGTTCGAACAACTTAATATCTTAACAGATCACTATATTCAGAAGTTTAAAGATTCTGAAGAAAAGTCTGAAGAAAAATCTGAAGAAAAATAATGAACATAGATAGTAAAACCATATCAATTATATTGGCAATAGTCATTCAGTCAGTGTCTTTGGTATGGTTTATATCTAAAATGGATAGCAGAATAGCCAATAACGAAAGAGATTTATCTAAGGTGATGATGATGCACGATAAATATAATGAAATGGAAAGACAACTAGATAGACTCTTATGGTTATTAAACCAAGATAGTTTGGAAAAATAATATGGCTATTACATCTATAACACAAAGAGGAACTACAGAGGACTTTGGACTCCAGGTTGCAAGAGGTCAAATCCCTTATCATAAATCTAATTTTAAATTTGGTTTTAATGCAGATGTAGATGATGCCTTAGAGACTGTATGGT